GTTAAGCCTGCTAGAGCAATCGAATACGTCGTTATCGACTTTGTCGTTACCCAAAGTGGCGTTGAATTTTAATAGACACTAATTACAGATAAATAGGAGAATTTAGATTATGTCATTTTGGACCGAAAATACAACAGAACCTAAAAGAAATTTTAGATGGCGTGTAACCATGTCGAACCTAGCACAGTATGGTGTTGACTCTGCTGCTGTTTGGTGGGCAAAAACAGTTGACACTCCAAGCTACACAGTTACAGATGTAACTCACTCGTTCTTTGATAATGAATACAAGTTTCCTGGTCGTGTTCAATGGCAAGATGTTAACATGACTTTGGTTGACCCAATCTCACCTAATGCTGTTCAGCTTACAAACCAAATCATTCTAAAATCTGGCTACTCAATCAAAGGTTCTCAAGAGTTCAACGCAAACCCGACCTCTATCACGAAGGTTGGAGCGAACGCAGCGTTCGGCACAGTTGTTATTGATATCTTCTCTGGCGCTGGTGACGTTGTTGAGTCTTGGACAATGTATAACCCGTTCATCACATCAGTTAAGTTCTCTCAGTTGGATTACTCCAATGATGACATGAGAACAATTGACTTAACTTGGAAGTATGACTGGGCTGGTTGTGAGAGTCCGTTGTCTAACAATGGTGATCGTTCACAGTTCCCAAGACCAGGTCAAAACTAAGGAGAGTTAAATGTCCTTCTGGACCGAGAACAGTCTTGAACCAAAGAGAAACTATAGGTTTAAGTTAAAAGATGGTAATGAAACAGCTTGGTGGTGGGCCAAGTCAGTTGACAAGCCATCTTTTGATGTTTCCAGCAACGAGTATCAACTCATCAATCATAAGTTCAAATATCCGGGGATCGTTACGTGGAAACCTATTTCCATAACGGTAGTAGATGTTGGAGACACGATCAATAACTTATATTTAGAACTAACCAAAATGGGCTATTCAACTCCGAACAGCTCTACGGCAATGAAAGGGATGTCTAAAGATAACAATACATCTTTAAGGCGAATGAGGATCGAACAACTAAATGGACTTAATGGAGAAATCATTGAAGAATGGCTTATTCATGGAGCATTCATTACGTCGCTCTCAATGTCCAAGCTTGACTATAGCAGCGATGACTTATCTGAAATCACAATTGAAATATCATACGACTTTGCTGAGATCCCTAATTTAAATGCATCTACTGGACCTGCTGCAGCTGCAGCTGCATCCGGCAATAATAATGCTGCCGCGGTACTTGCTGCATTCGCAAATGTACCTGCAGGAACAGGGTTTTTAGAAGATTAATACATTGGAGGTATAATGGGAAGAAATTCCGACCGTCTTGGATTAGACAACAAACCAGAGCACTCAGATGCTCCCCCAACAATGAGCCCGTTAAACTTTGTGGCTCCAACAGAACTCGTTGACCTTCCATCAAAAGGAATGGGGTATCCCGAAGGTCACCCATTGAATGGAAAAGAGTATATCGAGATTAGATATATGACAGCAAAGGATGAAGATACCTTGTCGAACCAATCTCTTCTCAAAAAAGGAATTGCACTAGAGAGAGTGTTGGAAAACATCATTACGGACGCCAATATTAGCCCTCAGAGCCTTCTTGTGTGTGACCGTAACGCAATAGTCATCCAAGCTCGTGCGACGGCTTACGGAGCAGATTACGACGCCATGGTTAGTTGTCCAAAGTGTGCGACAAAGAACATGATGTCCTTTAACCTGAGAACCCCAAAGGTCGAAGGAGGTCTCAAAGAAGACAATACCGATGTTAAATATATCGGAGATGGCTTGTTCGAGACCAAGATGCCCGGTACAAAGTTCACTGTTAAGTTCAGACTTGCGAATGGCGAAGACGAAAACAGAATTATGGAAATGGCTATTTCTGGTAAGACTGTTGACTATGGAGCCGTTGAACAATACAAGAAAATGATCAAGTCTATTGAAGGCTTCTCGGAAGAAGAGGTTATCCACACCTATGTTGACAACATGATTGTAACAGATGCTCAACATCTCAAGAAGTGTCTCAAAGAATGTACGACAAGCATTCGCATTACTCAAACTCTTACATGTAAGAATTGCTCAAACGAGCAGGAGGTTGACGTTCCATTTGGAACGGACTTTTTTTGGCCTAACCTCTAAGTTCATGGAGGGTGTCTATGAACAATTCTTCATTCTCAAGCACTTTGGCGGCTGGTCATTGACCGAAGCATACAGTCTCCCAGTTGGTTTGAGAACATGGTTTGTCGAGAGACTCAAAAAACAATTCGAAGAAGAAGCAAAAGAGTTAAAGAAAGCCCAGAAGAAACGTTGATACTTTTGGGTTTTTGTTTATTGAGCTAATTAAAGAATAACGAGGGACGCACATGGCTGATTTGACAAAAGAAGACATCAAGAAAATCATCGAACAAATCAAAAAGGATGAAAGCTTAAAAAAAGCTTTCGCTGCCGCCATCGGTAAAGAAGAAGAAACAAGCAAAATTTCTTTTGAGTATGATGAAGAAAGAGATTCCAAAGCTTTGGAGGCGTTAAAGAAAAGAGCACAGCTTCAAAGCGACATAGCAACCAGTACAAAGCTAGCTTACGAACAAGAGCTCAAGTTCATTCATGAAAAGATTGAGGCTGGTGAACTCGAACTCCAAAAGGCAGAGGAAATCAAAGGTGTCATCGACCAAATTAAGAGAGGCGAAGGGATTGGTCTAAATACAATCGGCATAAAAGAGATAGATGATGCCTTAGGGCGTCTTGATAAGATGGCTAAAACACAAAACACCATCAACAAAGGAACAAAAGAATTCGCCAATCAAGCCGAAAGGGCAGCCAAAGGAATGGCTGAGTTTGTTGGTATAAAGACAACATTTGCTGAGACAAGAGTTGGTAAGATGACTGACTTGTTTGCTTCCATGGCTGGAACAACTGAAGAAGCACGCGGTAACGCCATGAGGTTTGGGCAAGAGTTGGCATCAGCCTTCAGTCCTCAAAACATCGGAGCATCAGTATTCACAAAAATCTTTGACGAATCATTGAAGACCCTAAAAGCCTACGACAATGCCGTTGCCGATCTTGCGAAGACAACCGGTACTGTCGATAAGTTTAACAACGTACTCTATGATGCCCAAAGAGCAGGAAACCTTCTTGGCGTTACTATGCAAAACGTTGGATCAGCAATCGCTGCATTGAACGCTGGTACGACTGACTTTGCTAAACTAAGCGAGGCAACTCAAACTCAAATCGCATCAACCGCCGCTCAATTCGAAAAGCTTGGAGTTTCCTCTCAAGATACTGCTGCTTTCATGGAGAACGCATTTAAGATTATGAACATGGGTGCAACTGAAGCAATCCAAGTTCAAAAAGAACTCGCTATGGCTGGTGTTGATCTGGGTATCGGAGCAGACAAGATTGTAAAAGACTTTAACGCTGCTTCGAAAACGCTTGCCGTATATGGTAAAGACTCTGTTAGAATATTCAAAGACCTTGCAGCACAAGCTAAGGCGGCAGGTGTGGAAGTATCAACTCTTCTTGGGATCGCTCAAAAGTTCGATACATTCTCAGGTGCAGCAGAAGGTGCAGCACAATTCAATGCTTTACTAGGAACGCAGCTGTCAACAACTCAG